ACGCAGGTCCTACTGAGATTCGAACTCAGGTTCCAGGATCACACGGTGGGTTTGAAAACCCGTTTTCAAACTCAGAGTCCTGTGTACTAACCGCTATACGATAGGACCAAATGATTCCAATCTACCGGGTTTGAACCGGTGACCGGAGGATGACGAGCAAACACTACAGTCCTCCGCTCTACCACTGAGCTAAGATTGGGAATATGTATTCTATGTTTTATTTCTTTAATTAGTATTAGATGGAAACACCGCCTGGTAGTCCTCCCAGAGCGCAGTTGATTGCCGCTGTGCCCCGCCTGATTCGTCGTGAGTTGGGTGCACTCAACCAGGTTCAAGTCCTGGAGCGCAACATCAACAGATTACGTGCAAACATCAATCAGCTCCAAGAGCAAATCACACCCGGGCGAACCCTTCCCAGACCTGCTTCTAACAAAAATCTTCATTCAAAAACACTTTTGTATTCTCCGATAAAACCAAGAGTGCCAAAGAGCAAGTCTAGTATCAACTTATCGAAGATGCGATGAGACTCAAAGGCGGGTCATCCACCCGATAGTGCTTGGGAACCTTGGACGGCCAGATGTATCCGTGCTTGGCATACTCCCCAACCTCGAACGAATAAAACTGAGGCATCTTTCGATTCAGGGATGCTTTGTGGGACATCATCAAGGGTTCCCAGCCCCACCACCAGGGAAACCGCGGACTTTTGCAGTGCGGAAGGAATTCCATGGTGTTCTTGTAGCCACGTCGGACCCATTCGCGAATCATCGCATTCGTGTACATGGCAAGTGCACACAGATGCCCTTCCCATGCCAACACTGCCGGATGATTCCTCCACCCTTTGCCTCCAAATTTAAGCACTTTATAAATCTGATACGCCTCGACCCGTTGTTTTCCAAGCCGACGATAATCCAAGGACTTGGCACATTCGTCCAGGTCGAACGATGTCACGAATGTGTTGACCATATTTGTCCATTCAAAGGTGCATCATTTTACAGTGTAAAAAAAACTGAAATCAGGGTACATCAATCAACCTATGTTCAAGTGTATGAAATTCTGTACTTGATTACAGAATAATTGACTGCTCTCAATGCAAGAGTCTATAAATGAACTGAAAGGCTTCGTCTTCCGTCAAGGGCTGCTGCTGTGCCGGTATCTTTTCCAATTCTTCGTAGACGAGCTTTTTGTGTTCCTCTGTGAGTTCAAAGATGGACCCCTCGAGACGTTTGAAAACGCGTTCGAACACAGTATTCATCTTGACAAGTCCAGTGTGTATCCCTTTAGACGACTCTGGTGGGGCTCGAACCCACAACCTCCAGCTTAGAAGGCTGGTGCACTATCCAGTTGTGCTACAGAGTCCTGTGTCAATGGTCAATTCTTTTCATTTCAAAATACAACACACCTAATTCAATGTATAAATTCGTTTCGGTCGAACGTTCTGTCTGCATGCCGGACATGTGACGCGTTGATGAAAGTTCCAACACGTGAAACATATCATATGTCCACACGGGTCAAGGAAGGCGTTGACATACCGGTCCATACACACAAAACACTGGAATTTGGTCTCCTGTTCCGCATTTGTATTCTCGAGCGCCTTTTTCATCTTCAGGGACAGCGCAGTCAACTCTCGGCTCTTCTGTTTCAGCTCGTCGATATTAATACCGGACGTGTATTCTTTAACAAGTTGTTGAAACATGTCTTCCAGTTCAGTTCCTTCAAACAGATACGACACTTTGTCAAGCTCGGACAGAGCTTGATCAAATTTTTCAATTTTGTTCTTGACACGTCTGGATTCAACCAGAGTCTTTCTGTATTCAGCCTGATATTTGAACAATTTTTTTGAAAATTCATTCCAGTCTTCGGAAAGTTGAACTTCGGGAAGAGGTTCCACAGGCTCTGTTTGCTGTGTCGAGTCGACAACTCTTTGGAGAAGTGTCCCGAGAGCAATCTGAAGTGGACTCTCCCCGTATGAAAACTCCATACTCTCATGGAATAAAATATCTTTATGTAGTAATAATGGATATGCCTACAAAAGTCCTCCAGGACACATTGACATTCCTTGCAGGCGCCTTTCTCTTCCTCTCTGGTCTCGAGATTTTTGCTGACAAAGTACGCCGACAACATCCCAGTGAAGCACTCAAAGCTACTGCCAGCCTTTTGTTCGGACTTTTCCTGATTGGATTCTGGGCGTCGTTCCTCAGAGTCTCAAACAGCGGGGCAGGTGGCAGCGCCAACTACAATAACTACTAGAAATCAGAGGTAACACTTTCTTCTTAAACTCTTCAGGACTGACCGGATCGACTTCTGCAATGTACTTGTCGACCGCGTGAATACATCCGTCTTTCTTCACTTTTTCCACGACTGCTTGGATGTTCCTTTGTTCCATAATCTGTGAGACTTTATCTAGGACGACATCCAAACGATCGTATTTTTTCATCAAATGCAGCACAAGTTCTGCAGGTTTCAGCTCAGGATGTTCATCTTCATCCATTTATTTTACTATCCTATATTAAATGGCAGGCTTTAACCAGTTTACAAAGTTGATTGCCATTCTCCTGATTCTTCTTCTGATCGCTCAAGGTGTCGCCACAATGACACTGGCTGGTAAGGACAAACCTCCGACCCAACAAGACATTGCTGAATTCATTGTTGGTATCCTGCTCATCGTGATGGGGGGCTGTTTGGCATTTAAAGTCTATGATACTTTTTAAAGTAAATGAAACACCTCGTAGGTACACTCCATGGGGTTTGGGTTTCCAGAATCGAACATCTGGAAAACATCATGAACCATATTGCTGAACGGTGCAAGTTTACAGTCGTGAACCGCGCGTTTCACCAATTTGAACCATTCGGGGCGACTGGCGTCCTTGTCCTCTCAGAAAGTCACTTCAGTGCACACACGTACCCTGAAAAGAATTGCATCTACCTGGATGTGTTTTGCTGTTCGCCGCACTTTGATTCTGACGACTGCATCCGAATCATCGAAGAGGAGTTTTCATCACTGACTGCCGACTGGAAAGTTTTAGAAAGGGTATAGTATATGAATGAATATGGACCCCGTTCAAAACAATACTATAATGCACTTCAAAGAGGAAACAAACACTTGGCGACACGTCTGTCCTACCCTCGACACAAATTGAACTATGCGATCCGAAAACTACGGACAAACACAGGATACACCAGAAACCTTCCCAAGTATAACAATATCAAAAACAAAATTGTCGTCAAAAGGAATTCAAATGCAAATTCAAATTTGAATCGAGCGTACGCCCGTGGGAACATCACAAACATCTTGGTCCCTTTGCGTAGAAACAGAGGACTCGGAATTCCACCACACTTGTATGAGCAGTCACTTTTGTACGCAAACAAAAAGTGGGCATTCGTCAATCCAAACACAAGAAACGTGTATGCTTTCGCTCTCGCTCGAAACGAAGGTCCAAGAAAAGTCTACATTGACTTGTTCGGAGCATTTCCATCCTTTGGAAAGAGATTGATGAATGTGATTAAACGGAACACAAACGTGATTGAATTGTCTTCCAGTTCGAACGCCTATAATTTTTATTTGAAACAGAATTTCAAACCAGCCGGATTCGGTACAAACATGCGTTGGACAAGCCAAAATAGAAAACATAACAATACTAATGGACGTTGATGATGTACTTGAGTACATCAAAGTCCACTCTGACATTTTTTTACAAGAAATGATGAATATCAAAGGAATTTCAAATGAGAAACCTCGAACCCATGATCAGTGGGATACGACAGTCGAATCGACGATGCAAAGTCACTTGGACGTTTCTGAACAGTGGACGCTCAGCTGCCCAGAGTTGACAAACGGAAACAAGTGGTACCACTTTCCCATCATGATGAGTGGTCAGTTCAGTTCAGCCGCTCGAAAGCTCCTTCCGGACACAGTCGAAGTGTTTGAAGCCATCGATGGAGTGTACACTGTCGGTCTGTCTTTGATTCTCGAACGTTCTATGATTACATTCCACACAGATTCACCCCATGTCGAACATGAAGAGTGTGGCACTTGGACCTATCATCTTGGTCTTGCTTGCCCTCCGCACTGTTATGTGATCCAAAACGAAACCCTTCTGCCCCAAACAAACAATTCATTTATAAAATTCAGATCGAATCAGGAACATGCCGCCATCAACATGTCGAGTGCACCGCGCGTGATCCTCTTTGTTTCATTTTGTAAAAACAAACCGATAGTCAGAATGTAAACCCGAACGTCCGAATGTCTTGTTCGAAAATGTCGGCGACGAGAGCGCGTGTTTCAGGAGTATAATAGGATCTATAATGTGGATGAGGTGTCGAGGCGTTCAAGTGTGGGAGGGGTCGGAAATCATTGAGATACCTTTGAATGTGTTTGAAATCATTTTGTAAATTGTGAAAACTGAGCACAATGTCGACTGGATCGAGCCATGCAACTTGTGGTGTCGTCCCGTCGAACCAGACTTGTTCTGTTTTGACAGTGTCCAATTGAAATAAAAATTCCTCAAAAGTTGGAACAGGTGTTTTATCAATGTAACTTTGAAAATTCGTATCGATTCCAGGTGTTTTGAAAAGATAGTTCCATCCGCTCAACGCTCTGTCCCATGGATTCCGAACAATTCCAAAAGTTAATTGGTCTTCATGGTATTTTGAAAGCATATCGAGCGTCGGGTGACCATCGAACAGAAGACCACCAAGCCAATCACCAATACTTGTTCCTCCAGTTTTCGGAACATGGATAAAGATGACATCTTTACGGACCGATGCTGGCATTCTAGTGTATATACAAAAAATGTTTTACTATTTTTCTTTAAGCCCCAAGAAGTGTGATTCAATTCTTGGGGCCGAAGCCCGTTTTTTCTAATTTTATTTTCAATAATCCTACCACAAAATAATGAATATGGGAGGAATCAATTGCTAAAGGCTAAACCACCCATGCCAGACTGGATGCGCAGGATGTTGTAGTTGACTGCGAACATCTTCTGCAGATTGTAGTTGGAGTTGGATGCGACGGTCGCAGTCTTGAGCCAGCAAGCCACCTGGGCGTTATCGATGCGAGAGAAGTTGCAAGTGCCGGTTGGCTGGTGCTCCTCTGGCTGCAGGGCGAAGGAGTACACGTAGATGCCGGCGTATGGGGTGCCAGTGTGGTACAGGTATGGCACGTACTGGTTGAAGAACTTGCCCTGCTGCTCCTTGAAGCGGTCCTGTCCGTTGAGCACCAGCTTGAACTGGTGCAGAGGACCCACCTCGTAGCCACCGACGGCTGTGTTGCTGCGGTCACCCTCCTCAATCATGTAGGCGTTGGAGGTGCTGGAGCCAGCAACGTTGGAGTACAGGTGAGGAGCACCAATCTCGTGGAGCATCTGACCAGAGGCAATTGTGCCAATCTGTGTAGGGTTGATGGTCACGTTCACGTTGGCAGATGCAGTGGAGAAGTTCCACATAGCGTTGAGATTGGTGGTGGCGCTGGTGGCTGGGTTCTGGTAGCACCAGATGAGCTCCTTCACTGGGTGGTTGAAGCTCAGACGGATCAGAGCAGAGCTGGTCTCGCTGGAGCTGCTGATGGTGTCACCGCCAGTGTGCTGCACCTGCTCAATCAGGTACTCGTGACCCTTCTGGGCAAAGCGGCGGCGCTCCTCAGTGTCCAGGTACACGTAGTTGGCCCACACCTCGACGGCGTTGGTGCCAAAGTAGCTCTGGTAGTAGTTGGTCAGGTCGAAATCGAGACGGACCTCGTGGTACTGCAGAGCAATCAGGGGCAGGTACAGGCCTGGGTTGCGGTTGAAGAAGAACAGCAGAGGCAGGTACACACGAGGCACACCAGTCTGGGCGACGGTCTGAGCAGAGGAGGAGGCAAGCTTGCCGTAGCAAATCTTGTCAGACTCACCAAGGAAGCACTCTGCGTACAGACGGAACCAGGTCTGGTAGTGCTTGTCGATGCGCTGACCACCGATGGTCAACTCAACAGCGGCAATGGCACGCTCAGCAATCCAGCAAGCGTCGAACACGCTGTTGTTGGAGGTCAAGTTGGAGTACGCGGTCACAATGGGGTACAGAGAAACGTACATGTTGCCGACAAGGTCACCGTTGCGGGCAATGGTCACGGACACACGACCGCTGTTGCCAGCTGAGCCGTTCACTGTCTGCTGGATCACCTCCATCGCAAAGTTGGTGTGACGCTTGTACACAGCCTGGAAGAAGGTAACTTTGGGCTGTCCGGTAAGGTAGACATCCTGTGCGCCATAGGCAACCAGTTGCATTAATCCGCCAGCCATTTGGTACTCTATATTGAGAAAAAAATTTCAGACCGTTGTCCACATGCGCTTTTCCCTAGACTGTATTTTCTTGCTCACTATCAAATGTCGACCAAGAAAGCTCAGGCTGTTCCACCCGCACTGAAGAAGAAGATGCCTCCACCACCAGAGGATGAGGAGGATGAGGAGATTGACCTGGATGAGGAGGATGAGGACCTTGACGATGACATGGACATGGGTGTTGACATTCTGACATCCCTGCTTGCTACTGAGGAGGGTGACACGCTGGCAACCACCCTGGTCAACCTGAATGACAGTGTCGAGCGGATCGCGACCAGCCTGGAGCTGCAGAACAAGATTATGGTCAAAATGCTTGCGGCTCTGAAGACGGCTGGATGCCAGTGCCCCAAGCCTGAGCCAGTTGTTGAGGCACAAGAGGAGGAGGACGAGGCTTAAAAAAAAAGGATCCTAATCATACAAGATATGACTGTGCAACAAGTGACTCCCGAACATGAAGAAGAAATTCACAACACGAATAACAACATGGTCGTGAGTACCTGGTCACTGGAAGATATCGAAAATGAATTAAAATCACGCGAAGAAGAAGTCAATCTTCGTGCAGTTCAAAATTTTGTCGTCCCTGAAATCGGCTGGAGGTATGTTCTTGTTCCGAATGTGCAGCAACGTGATGCAAGCGGCTATCCCATCAACTTTGATCCACCTCAACTCCATAAACAAGTCCGGACACGTCGCGACCGCTTTTACAACAATTGTCGTACGATTCGTGCCCGGGCAATCACTCTGGGCGTTCACTTGCGCCCAAGTTTTGACATTAACCAGAATGAAATGACCATCGTCGGTCGAATTTCTCGACTGATTCGAATCTGGAAGAATATGTACGACCAGTTCAAGTCTTGGCTGGATAACTTTTGCGTGTACAACTTTCCGACAAATGCAGACTATATCGAGCCTATGCCTGAATTTGATGACAAAAAGTCTGCGTACCAGGAGCTCCTCCTGTTTCTCTTGGACCAGGCGTACAAGGAGGGGTACAGACGGTACAAAGACCATTGTTGCCTCCAGATTGGAAACACGCGCGCCTGGAGACCAGTCAAGGAGATTAAGGATTTCGTGTACGATGCGACCCAAAAGGAGACTCAGTACGACATGTGGAAGAATTTGACGTCCAAGGGTGGATGTGTCGCCGATGTTGTCCGCCACATGACCAACTGCAAAGACCACCAGTTTCCTGAGATTTCAAAGAACAGACACGTCTGGTCTTTTACCAACGGTCTGTTGGTCGGAAAGCACTGGGACGAAGAGCTGAACCAGTTCACCATCAAGTTTTACGACTACACGAGTCAAGAGTTTGCGAATCTTGACCCGACCATCGTCAGTTCCAAGTATTTTGACTTGCCTTTCGATCCGTACGCAGATGTTGTCGACTGGTACGACATTCCGACACCACACATGCAGAAGATTTTGAATTACCAAAACTTGGAGGAGGATGTCTGCCGCTGGATGTATGTGTTTTGTGGTCGTCTGTGTTTCGATGTGAACGAGCTGGATGGTTGGCAAGTCATCCCATTCATCAAAGGCATCGCCCAGTCTGGCAAGTCCACCATCATCACCAAAGTATGCAAAAAGTTCTATGAGCTGGAAGATGTCAAGATTCTTTCGAACAATGTCGAAAAGAAGTTTGGTCTGGATTCAATCCACGATGGCTTTATGTTTATAAGTCCCGAAGTCAAGGGGGATTTGCAGCTTGAACAGGCGGAGTTTCAGTCGCTGGTTTCAGGGGAGGACATGAGTGTCGCACGCAAGTTTAAGAATGCAGTCAGCATCCAGTGGAAGACTCCTGGTATGCTTGGAGGCAACGAAGTGCCCAACTGGAAGGACAATTCTGGATCTGTTCTGCGCCGCGTTGTTCCCTGGAACTTTACACGACAAGTGATCGATGCGGATCCTCACCTGGAAAACAAGTTGGAGCTCGAGATTCCAGCCATAATGGCAAAGTGTTTGCGTGCGTACCTGGACTATGTCGCCAAGTACAGCGACAAGAACGTCTGGAACGTGTTGCCCAAGTACTTCAAGACGATCCAGAACCAAGTGGCGATGGTCACAAGTCCTCTGTCTCACTTTTTGTCTTCAGAAAAGGTTCGATTCGGAAAGGACTTGTTCTGTCCTCAGAGAACTTTTGTCAGCGTGTTCAACCAGCACTGTACCGAAAACTTTCTCGGAAAGCACAAGTTCAACCAAGATTTCTATGCCGGTCCATTCAGTGCGTTTGAGATTGAAGTCAGGACGGAGGCGCGCACGTACAACGACAAGCTGTATCCAGTCACTGCATTTTTGTTCGGTGTGGACATTGTGTCCGATGTAGAGATGGTGGATGCAAATAATATTATTGATGCATATTAGAATGACAAATCCAGAATCGTACTTTTTAAATTTCCCAGAAACGATACTAAAAAAAGCACCTGGTACAAAGTCTGTGTCAGCTTCATCATCCAATTCAAACAGTCCAGTCAGTTACGGTGAAGGAAAACACACGTCGACATTTGTCACGGTGTATTTTTCAAAAATACAGAATGTACCCGATAAAATCGAGTTGAAACACGGTACAGGTAAATTTTACAATGGCGGCATAGGTCACGAGAATCAGACATTTGCGCGCATCAACGTTGAGGGAGGCGAAGACGCAAATGCCGCTGTTCAAGAGATTGAAAACAAATACAACGTGAAACGCGCGACACAACCTCACTTTCTGTACAAAGGTAAGTTCAAGTGTTCCCACGAAATTAATTTGATACCGATCAAGGTTCGGATGGAGGGTGCTGCGTCAAAAGAGTTTCGAATTGAAGTCACCGTTCCAAAGTCGAAATCAGAGAAGCAAGCCGAACAGCCAACGGAACTCTATGAGGGTGGTGGAATCCAAGGGAAAGGTGCATCAAAACTTCTGAAATCCCAAAAGAAACCCAAGAAGCAAAAGAATGTGTCACCAAAAAAGACAAAACGTCTCGCGATAAACAAATCGAATATCATAGTGAAATTCATAACCAAAGATAACAAGTTAAAGTATGCATTTCAAATATTCAAATCTGGGACTATTTTGGTTTCATCTGAACTTGGGTTTATCGGTGCTCGTCAATTTTTCCAAGAGGAAATAGGAAGTATTCCAAATGTGTTTCAGGAACCTGTCAAAATGACAAGGGAAGAATTGCTCAATATAGGAGAAAATGTCCCAAAAAACAACAGAATCCACCCGGTAGCCAAAGGAAACAGTGTTCTGAAAAAGAATCAGATGCTTCTCCCAACACGTGAACAGTTGGACCGCGAGTTGAAAAAGCGCAAAATAAGTAAAGAAGATCCCTTACGTGTGCCTCCAGTTCGAGCTGAATTGACTGAATATTGGAATGAATATGTTCGCCCCGGTGCGAACGGAACTATGCGTGTGTACAAACTCAAAAAGAATAGTAAAACGGGAAAACCGTCAAATAAAGCGCTTCAATCTGCGCGCGGAAAGATGTTCGAAGCGTACAGAAAAGCAAACAAGAATGTTCCGAATGCTCTCAAAAACTACTTTGGAATCACTGAAAGTCCGAAGAGAAAAAGTCCCAAGGCAAAAATGACTGCTCCAACCAACGTTCCCAAATCGTTGAGTAACACAAGAGGTGGATTTTATGTTGCACCAAATCCACAAGGGAAATTAACATGGTACCAAGTTCCACAAGATATTACAGCAGGAAGAGCCACTATGGAGAAACGGTTTGCCAAACACAAGATGAATATTCCTCAACATGTCAAGAATCTGTTTGCACCGTCCGAACGTTCAAAGAAACACCAAGAGACCCGTAAAAAGACAAAGGAAAATGAGAATCAATTTACAAAAGAATTAGAGACTACAATGAAGAAACAGAATTTAACAAATCAATTGAAAAATAAATTAGGGAAGACTCCGACCAAAGAGAATGAAAACAATCTGTATGCATTCTACAATCAAGTGCGTCAAAAGAACAAGACGAGCTCGAGTGCAAACATAGTCAAGACATTTGCGATGAATATACGCAACAAATACAAAACCCCGTCTCCACCACCCAAGCCAAAGCCAAAGCGAAAGTCAACAAAGAAAATCAATTATGGAAATGGAAGTTCAGCGTCATCGTCGCGCGAAAAAACCCCGCCACCACCTCGGATACCTGCCTATTACGGAAACATTTCAACTCCAAAAAGTAGAGGTCAATCAGCCTGGGAATCTGCACACAAAAAACTGACAAAACAGCAAATGACTCAGTTTACAAATGCTGCCAAGAAGGAGATTAGATACAACTCGTTGACACCTTCAAGAAAACGGAAAGCCAACCAGCTCATCATAAACTTTAACCACATGTACAAACTGGGACACTTTTCAGAAAGGAATGCATTGAATTCACTCAAAATGCTTATTTAATTTAAAAACACTTCAAAATATCAAACACTTTGTACAACAGGTTGAATAAGGTCGCATCGTCTAGTATCAATTTGGGGTTGATGATTTCCAACTCAACTTGATACGAAACATCTTCATCGGCATCCTTGTCGTCTGGTGTTCCCTGAATCTGCGTCAGATCGATCGACAGATTCTTTCGAATGAAAGACCATCGAATCTTTGACTTTTGGTCTTCTGCAGATTCTTCATCGTACTCGAAAGGTTCTTCGGTCGATATTCCAAGCCGGATGTCGAACGGTGTCCCCTCCAAACAAAAGTCATTCGTAAGTACCCTCTGCTTTCGAATGGCTTCTCTTTCATCCGTCTCTTCGTTAAACTGGACCCTTTTGTTGTCACTGAAATAGTACACGTCGTACTTTTTCTGCACCTTGTTCTCCCACCCTGTATATGCATCCAGTGCTTCAAACAGTTTCATGAATCGAGCTTCGCCGACATTTGTATCGAACCCCTTTCCTGATCTGCGCCCAAATCTAATTTCAATTTCGATATTATTCTGGTCCTTGTATTTGTCGATCAGCGGTTTCCACATCGCAAACAGCTTGTTCTCCATTTTTATCTTTACAGGGTGTACTTTCTCTAAGTTTGATACAGTGGATCATCATGTACAACACAAGAAGTGTAATATCAGTCGCATAAATGGCGACGTGTCGAATCAAAAACCCATAGGCTGTCCCCAATCCCATCGATATGTACATCATGATCAACATAGACGTGCTAATGTCATCAGTCGACCCCGTCTTGTAGCTCTTGTACACCTGTGGAGCCATAGCAACAACACAGATCATGCCTGAAGCTAATCCAATAAATTCTGTCATCCTATTATATATGAATAATAAACCTTCCAAGAAATCAAAACACAAACGAGACGAATGAAAATTACCGAAGATATTTGATGCAATGGTACATAAACACTTCAAACAATATGGCACTTTCTCAACTTAAAAACAGAATGAAAAGAAAGAATAAGAAATGAGAGGTCTTGAAAACCTCGGAAACACGTGTTATTTCAATTCGGCAATTCAATGTCTTGCTCATGTTCCAGCTTTGAGTAATTACCTGTTTCTCAACTCGTACGATGGTCCGTGTGAAATCACACGTGAATACCAACGAGTCGCCAAACAGTTGTTTCTCAAAGATGGAAAAGATCCAGTCAATCCATCCAATTTACTTTCTGAATTTAGAAAAAAATTCCCTCACTTTGCAAATAGTAGTCAACACGATGCTCAAGAAGTCATAGTCCATCTCATTGATGTCTTTGAACAGTCACTTGGTAAAAAACTGATCCAAGACATATTCAACGGTGAAGAGATCCAAGAGACAACCTACCCGGATGGTTCATCTTCGACCACAACTACATTCACCACATTAATTTTGGATGTGAATTCGAATTCAAAATTAGAATCCATTCTGGAAGACCGTCTGAAACACTCCATAATTTCAGACTATGTAGACTCTACTGGAAAGAAACACAACGTGGCGGCTATCCAACGAAAGGTACACAAGTGGCCAAAGGTGATCATGTTCACGTTCGCCATGTACCAAAAAAAATTTAAAATTGAAATCCCACTCACGTTTGAAGGCAAGTCGCTGTTTGCAGTTGTTTTGCACATGGGAATTCAGTGGGGTGGACACTATGCTATGGCGGTCAAGCGCTATGACAAATGGTTCATAAAGGATGACAAATCTGTACGTGAAATAGAAGAGCCGCCGACAAGTGGAAGTTTTTATATGGCTTGTTATCGTTAAATACACAATTCATACAACTGTATATTCTCCTGTAAATTCACACACGTCCTTGTGTACGTTCTTCTGTTGTTTGGATAGTCCTTGTCTGTCCGGACTTTGATCACCTTCCAGCCAATGTCCCCGTACTCACATTCGACGATGGTTCCATCCGGAAGGTCAACTTCATTCTGCAAGTGAAGTTGACTCTCTTTGTACGGAACACCTCGATCTTGAACATACAGATCCTTCCCGTCTTTAATCATAAAGTCAACTGTATTCTTGTGGAGCGGCTTCCACTTGAACATCGTCTCGTGTGTCCCTAGTCTGATCGGCTCGTTGACAGGTGTGATTACGATGCCATCCGTCTCGTACTCGTATTCTGAAAGCGGTGGCAAATTTTTCAATTCGCTCAGAGGAACCATCGTTTTCACCTTGATTTCAAATGGATCATTCTTCGACTTGATGATTCTTTTGATGGCTGCGCGCGCCATCTCCAGGCGTTCAATCAAGTTCATGTTTCGACAGTCGACTCCCTTGACCCGAACTGCGTCATAGACCGAATACAAGAGTTTTCCGTTTTTGAGCGTCACGAGTTCTCCGTCCAGGATGGTATCCTTTGGAAACCCAGCCAATTTGCACGTGTGTTCCGTTTTAAACATACGGTTGACCAACGTCACGCTGGGCGACAAGGGGTGATTGATGAGAATGTAGCGAACACCGTCTGTCTTTTCGCACACGAGATACATATTTTGTTTCAAAATTGGAAAATGACGCCTCTCTATGGAAATGGGTTGGGGTCCTGGAAATCTGTACGGATCATCAGATTTCCACGACTCGTGAATGTACTTTTTGACAGGGTCCATGTGCTTACACATACTATTCACTGTGTCTTTAACCCCCAAACATCTGGATACATTTCGTAAATCAATCCATTCCCGTGTGCGACAGAGAAGGGAATGTCATATCTCGACACTTGCTTCCACTTTTTGGGAGCATATTCCCAGAGCACATGATTGTCAAGCGTGGGACCCATGGATAACAGGCACCACTGATTGGGTCGAATTTCAACCAGGCGACCTGTCCGTTGCAACTCTGCAAGACGCTTGCCCCAGTCAATCATTTTTCCTACTCATCTCGATTATATTTTTTCGACAGTGGTAAAAAACATTGGAAGAAACTACTCGAATAAAATCTAGGGATTGACTTGAACTCCAGCCGCTTCTAGAATGTTCCCCAGACACTCGTGCACATAGTGACAGATGACATTGCACGTGCTCAAGACGCCAATCTTGATTCCCTCCTTTTTGAGGCTGTCGAACATGGCTTCGTTGTTCAGAAGTGGGAGTGTGACTGGGACTTTTCCGCCACGTAGTTTCTTGTCGACAGGCTTGGCATCCATCGCCCAGACGCGCGCAGAAGTTTTGAGACACTCGTACATTCCATCGCTCAACTTTTTGCCGACAATCGTGTCAAAATCGAGTCCACGCTGGTGACTGGGTTCCTGGGAACCAGCTTTTGTCCGACGTACAAACCTGTCCCAATTGATCCCCTCCTTGACAGAGGGAAACACCAGGACTTGGAACCCGTGTGGAAAATCATCCACCGCCTTGAAAATGGATTCTTGATCCAAATTGGTTCCATACTCCATCCAAATGATCCTGTCCCCATTCTTGATCAGTTTGGTCAAACTGGATTTGTCTTGGACAAAGTGGACGTCCAGATGTTTCTGTTTGACCATACACGCCATGTGGATATTCATAGCCGTATGCAGAGTGGTCGCACTGATAGAACGGTTGCGCGTCTCCATCACGACATGGATGGTTGACATTTGTAAAAAAATATCCGTTTCTTTTTAAGTATGAAACCCATCTCGACACTTTTGATCGAAGCTCTTGTCGTCGGAATCCTCCTTGTCGCAGTGTTCTATTTTGTTTCGAAATACACAAAGAACACTCTTCACGCAGTCTTCATCAGCGGAGCAGCCTTCCACCTCTTGTGCGAAGCGACAGGAGTCAACAAGTGGTACGCAAAAACTTATTATTAGTGTATA